ATGGGAAGCATCACAAAGCGCCCGACAGGCTACCAAGCACAGACTTGCTCAAACGGCATTCGCCGAACAAAAACCTTCAAAAAACTCGCCGACGCTAAACGTTGGATCGCTCAAGTAGAGTCTGATTTTTCCGTCGGTCTGGTCCCAGAAGCTCACAATCATGTGAGCGATCACCTCATCACATATCGAGAAGAAGTCACGATGCGCCGTGGCCACACGAGACACGAAAGCGCAGTGATCGGCTGCTTCCTCGAAGATCCTATCTCATCAATTCCCATTCACTCCGTCACATCAAAAGACGTTGAAGCGTGGATCGAGCGCCGTCGCACGATTCCTTCGAGGCGTACTGGACGACTCGTAGAAGAAAGCACGATCGCCAGGCAGCTTCAGACCTTGTCGGCTTTCTTTTCATGGGCAGTCAAGCGCCAACTGATCGCAAAGAACCCGTGCCACGGCATCGAGAGGCCACAAGAGAATGAGCACAGAGAGCGCATTGCTTCTGATGAAGAGATCGAGGCGATCAAACTTGTAGCCGGATGGGAGGAAGGTACGCCACCAGTAACCAAAACTCAGAGAGTGGCAGCGGCCTTCATTCTGGCCTGCTGCACCGGCATGAGAGCCGGTGAGATGATGCGCATTGAAAGGACTTGGATCCACGGACGTACATTGAAGATTCCCGCAGAAGCGGCTAAAACTCGCACCACGCGAACGATCGCACTCAATGACCGTTCGATGGACATCTTAAAAAGCGTCATGTCTCTCGGCTTTGAGCCGCACATTTTCGACATGTCTGACGGCATTCGAGATGCACTCTGGCGAAAGATCCGAGACAAAGCCGGCTTGCAGGAAGTGCGCGACTCAGAAGGCCGCCTCATAAAACAAGGGTTGAATTTTCACGATGGGAGAGCGACTTTCTGCACGTGGGCGGCATCCCCAGGACCAGACGGTGCGCCGCGACTGGACGTGATGAGTCTCGCTCGACAAACAGGACACAAGAACTTAAAGATGCTAATGCGCTACTACCGACCGTCTGTTGAAAGCTTTGTCGATAGACTCAACAAATAGACGCATACAAAAAAAAGGCGCCCCACCTACCGATCAATGGTAAGTGGGGCATTTTCGTGGGCAGGATTTCTCGGCGCTCCTCATGGTCGAGCGCAGGTACTATCGTAGCCCGCATAGGAAACCGCGCGGAGTGAGCCTTTTAATTATGTAGACTTCTACATAATTACCTAGGCTTGCGCGGTGTTGTTCTGATCATTTTACCAGCGTTGGTAACTTGGTCTTCGTCTAAGGGTTCGTCTAACGAAGTTTTTATAGGCGCCATCCTCAAACCGTTGGGGCGGAATGATTACAAGGCAATTTCGACCCATTTTGACGCCACCCCTTCGTCTAAATTTTCGGCTGAGTTCGTCTACAACTTCGTCACTGACTGACGATCTTTACGACCGCATCTTTGTCTATCGCAGTCCGCTCAGAAAGCTCGACACCTCTTCGAACCAACTCCGTGCCTCTTTCGAGTAAGTCTGCGCATCGGGCAAGCTGCTCTCGCTCAGACTTGCAGGCACCGCCGGCGGCTGCGGACAGTCGACGGCGGGCGGCGTCGGCCTCACGGCGCACCCTGTCAAGGTCGCCAGACAAGTCACTAGCGCGAGCCAGTGCGGCATCGCGCACCTCCCACGCTTCAACCAGGCTCTGTGCATAGGTTCTCTCCTTCTCACGATACTTGGCCTCAAGGGCCTGCGCACGAGTGGCGTAGTCCTCGCGCAGTTCAGCGATGTCCTGCCCGTACAGGGCGGCGGCATACTGGTAGCCCGCGACGAAGATCCCGACGCCTGCGGCTACAGAACCCGCCGCCTTCATCCAAGAAGCCATCTCGTTTCCTCATCATTTCAACGCGTCACGCCACGCCTTGACTGCCTTCGCCATTCCCCACGCAATCGCTACGCCCCCGAGCGCCAAGAAAACGACGTACATCCCGACAGCCTGCCACGTCAGTTCCTCTTCCATCATCAGCTCTCCAAGCCGCAGTGCGGCTATCAAATTTGGTAAAATATCTCCCATAGACACATTTCGCGTTTTGGGTCTTACGAGCCGTTCAGGATTCCGCCCCTGAGCGGCTTTTCATTTCTGTGGCGTCTAGCTCACAGCTTCCATCCCTTCACGGGATTCAGGTAAATACCGACGTACTGTGCCTTCTTGTCTCGGGATCCCCACAGCTTCCAACCCACGTTGATCCGCACACAGCACGGCCTGCCGAGCAACCTGTAGTGCTTGATGTAGTACAGCTGGAACGCGATGAGCTTCCCATCGCGGCGGCAACGCCTGCGGCACGTGCCTGACACGCCGTTCGTGTCGGAGGCATTCTCATCGCCAGTCACCTCCCACGAGTCGCTCAAGCGCACCTCGACCCCGAGAATGTTGATGTCGAAGCCATAGGACGTGTTGCGCCACATCCACGCGACTCGACGTTTGTACGTCGCCCAGGCATCCGTCCCCGGCCATCGTTGCCAGTGGCCCTCGTCGCCGTCTGCGTCGTTGTCGTCAGTGGCGAACCAATCGAGCCATTTCGGCAGACGGTGCGTTTCCTTGTCCACGAAGAACGGAAGAACGGGCGCGAGGATCAAGCCGACGAGAAGCATCAGGTAGCTCAGAGGCATCGAAAGAAGCCAACGCAAGTAGACCATCTCAGTCCTCCCCAAGGACAAGCTTCGCTTCGGACTTGCGGCGGCGGACGAGCCCCGGAAGCTCCTTGCCGCCCGCCTTCGTGATGTCGAGGAACTGATGCGCGGCCTGCTCGACGTCGCCTGCATTGAGGGCCCTCATGAGCCTCGGGCAGTTGTGCACGACATAGGACGCGCCCACGTTGAACGCAAGGCTAACGAGCGCGACGTACTGGCCCTCAGTCACGTGCACATTCACGAACGGCGCAAGGGCCTTGACCACGGCCTCGATGTCCTTGCGAAGGAGCTCACGGCTCTGCGCGTAGGTGATCTCGTCGCCCTCATGCACGTCGGGGCCAGTATGGCCGACGCCGATCGTCCAGATGCCCGCAGGGCACTTGTACGCAGTCAGGCGACAGCCCTCCCACGCCTCGATGAAATCGGTGGCTAGATCCACCGAATATTCAGAAAAGTTTTTCATTTCAAATCCTCCTTGGTAACGCCAAGGCGCTTACGCACAACCACCTCAATCAGCTTGAGGAGTTGCGTACCTCCCCATCCGGCCATGCCAGACAAGGCACCACACAAGCCATGAGGGAAGCCCTCGTAAACCATCACCTCATAGCAAATGGCACCACAGGCCGCAGAGATCAGACCGTTTAGAAAAAAGTCCCTCCACGTAAACGGCCTCCCCTCCTGAACCATTGCGAGGTACTTCAGAAGGCCGCACAGGCCCGCAAAGCCTGTTGATGCCGCCATCGCTTGTAGCTCGTTTATCACTTCTTTTTCGGGCATCCCGTTTCCCTAATAAAAAAGCCCCCGATTTCTCGGAGGCCGTGAGTTACTTCGAATTGAAAGGCTTCGACTGGTGACCAAGATTTGCCACCGCGTCTGTCAGTTTCTTCTCGTTCGCAAGAACTTGAGTGAAGCCGTTTTGGAGGTCAGACTCGACCTGAGTCAATCGAGCCTCAAGCGCTTCAAAGCGCTCTTTGATCGCCTTTCCCTGAGAATGTTGCCGTTGGTCGTGCTGTTAGCTACAGCGGTAGCACCGGCAGAGATGGCCTCGAGTTTGCTGAAGTGCGCCTTGCTCATGAGGCCGTCGAGCGTCGCAGAAGCGAGAGCGTATTCCTTCTGCGGGATCGTGATCGTACCGAGAGACGCGCCCGACTTGCTCTTGAGCGTGACGGTAGTACCTGCGATTTCGATGCCGGCTGCAAAGATGCCTTCGGCCTTACCGTGATAGTAACGAAGGCCAGTGATATCGATAAGACTGGAAGCATTAGCCATTTTGACTTTCTCCAAAAAGTAGATCTATTTCGTCCGACTTCGCCACGCTGAAAGAAGCAGCTTCACCCTTGTCGCCCTTCGCGCCCTGAATGCCAGGCACCTGAACTCTTACAGGCGGGAGCTGAACCTTCTTTTCAACGACAACCTTGACAGGCGGCGACGGTCGGACGACGACTTTGACCGCCTTGCAACTCATCTGGTGACCTCCTGATGCAGGATGAATGCGCCTTCAAGAATGCGCGTGACCTCACCAGATGCCGAGACAATCTCAATGTCGTAAACGGAATCACCGTGACGCATGGCCGTAGTGACAGCGTTCGGCCACGTGGCCGTGATCGTGCCGCCCGTGATGACAAGGCGACCGTTTTCAGTCGTCAGTTCATCGTTGATCGTTGCGCTTCCGACGCTCGGCCTGATCTGCATCCGTGCCGTGTAGCCGGAGAGATCAAGCGGAGTGTCATTTGCGTCGTACATCTCGAAAGGAATGACGGCATCCGATCCCTGATCAAGCTCAATGTCATAGACAGAAGCCATACCCGCCTCACTTGAGAACGTCAGGCTTTTCAGGCCACGCCACGTCATACGGGAAGCCCGTCTGTTGCGGAACGTTGCGAAGATCCGTGCGATACGCCTTGACCGCCTTCAAGCCTTCTTCAGTAGCGGGGTAATCCGGCTGAAGGTAGTAGTCACTTTCGGACAGAAGGGCATCACGCTTCGAGCGAACGGCCCGCTTCGCCTCAGTCAGCTTTTCTTCCTCAGCCTTTTCAGGGACCTTCTCGAGAGACCACGAAAGGTCATCGCCGCGCTTTTCACGGTAGCCGTCCACACGGGCGAACGACTGGATGAGCGAGCGCATCTCTACGTCATGCGGCGTCTGGGATTCATGAGAGATCACGACGCCGATGAGGTCGGCTGCGCACGTCGGCTTCGACTCAGCAATCCACGTCTTGCCGTCGAAACGATAAAACTTCGAGGCATCCATGCCGCCAGTGCTCACGGGAGCAACGAGCGTGCAGGACGGCGGCATGAGTGCATCACCGTCCACAACCTGAACGGAAAGCTCATGTTCGAAGTAACCGGAGGCGTCGTACTTGAACGCCTTCTTGAAGGAAGTAGTGGTCATGCTGACTCCTAAAAAAGTCGCGGCCTTGAAGCCGCGTGAAAAAAGGTATGTCGTGACAGATAGTCACGGGTTGACGCTTCGCGTCTATCCGACTGGCGCGAAAACATGGGTCTTGCGCCTATGCACCCTCGGGCGGGTGACGGATATCAAGCTCGGGAACTTCCCCGAGATGGGACTGAAAGAAGCCCGTCAAATCACCAGACAGAAGAGAAAAGAACGGGGACAAGAGCCGCCGCGAGGCTATGTCTTTGCCGACGCCTTCCGTATCTGGTGCGATCAGAAGCGTGGCCGCATCGTCTCGTATGAGAACGAGCGCAGGATGATCGAGCGTCATCTACTACGCCATATCAAGAACAAACAGATCGATGAGATAACCGCGCCTCTCATCGTTCACATCGTCCAGCCGCTCCTCGAGGCCGACCGAAAGGTGACCCTGAAGCGCGTCATCATGCGATGCCGTGAAATCCTCGACCTTGCGGTAGCCGCAGGCCTCATCAAGCACAATCCCATCGAAAGACTGAACCGCATCTACTCGCCTGCCGAAGTAACTCCGATGCCTGCGATTGACTGGCAGGAACTTTCCTCTGCCATGAGCGTCATCTCCTACGCTTCGCGCAGGATGCAGGTCATCTTTCTGTGGTCTCTTTGCTCGATGCTCCGTCCAGGTGAAGTTGCCTCGATCAGGTGGGAGTGGATCGAGAACGACGTTCTGACTATCCCAGCTGAGAAGATGAAGAAACGTCGCCAGCACCGCGTGCCGATCATCCCTGCGCTTAGGTATCTGCTCGATGAAGCAAAAGCCGTGTCGAGACACCCGAAGTCCGGCTACATCTTTCCAGGCACTGGAGGATCGAGGCCGATGTCTTCGCAGACGCTTGCGAAGTACCTGCACTCAACTGAACTGCGAGGGAAACTCGTCGCCCACGGGTGCAGGTCTATCGCTCGCTCATGGATGGCCGACCACGAGGTCTCGTATGAAGTCGCTGAAGCCTGTCTTGCCCATCTGACAGGTTCAGCCGTTTCCCGCGCGTATCAGCGTTCTGACTTTCTGGACGCTAGGAAAAATGTCTACGCGCAGTGGTGCTTTTATGTCTTCGACTGTGCCCGTTGTGCCGGCATAAAGGTCGATTCCGACTAG